GCTTTCTACTTCATTTCCACAGCCTCGAAACTCCACTTCCCCAGGAGTGACTGGAAAGGTAAGGCGATATTTGCCCTGCAGCCGAATCATCAGGTCACACCTCCGCTGGTTTCTAGTGCATCGATGATGAATTTCTCCATCATTTTTTTAAATTGAGCACTTACTTGTGGGTCCTGCATCATCTTGAGCATGGTTGGAATATCTTGAAGTATCCCAGCTGCATGTACCGGTATATTCAGACTCTGAATGTTCACGGATGCCGCCTTTGGTTTCTCTGTGGCTGTTTTTCCCGGCGGTGTGTTAGGAGCCGGAGGGCCAAACACAACTGGTTTCGGACGTAGCCTTTGTAGCTCCTCCTTTGGGATCGGCTTCATCATCGGTCGTGGGCCTTTCTCATTCAGCATTTCTTTTGCCCCATCATAAAGTGCTCCGCCGCCATAAGAACCGCCAATACCCCCGATAATCCCGCCAATTGCTCCGCCTATGGCCGTCCCTAAGAGAGGGATTACTGATCCGACAAGCGCCCCAGCCGCTGCCCCGGCTGCCGCACCTCCCCAGCCGCCCAAAGCCTCAGCTCCCAAACGGCCGGCAGCATCCAGTTTGTTGTCAGCTGTAGCGACCTCTGCAACCCCCAAGGCAGTCCCCAGATAGGGCACTTTCCGTATAACGCCACCCGCCTTGCTTACTTCCGGTATGAGTTTGTTGGCTTTTGAGATATCGCCCAAGGTCTTTTCAAACTTGTAGTCTCGATAGGCAGGGTCTTGCTTCCATGCCGTTCCTTTCCCCAACCCTATGTTTGAATAGTCCGGGCCTTTTGTGGGCAAATCGACCGGAGAACTTTGCTTGTTTCCGAATGGATTAATTTTGTCCAGCCAACTCCATCGCTCTTTTCGCCCGGCCTGTTTCTCAAGCCGCTGCTCCTCCTTTTCCAGCCAGTATTCAGGGGAGCTTTTATCCCGGCCATTCCCGCCCCATGAACGAGGGTTCCACCATCTTCTTCTGCCTTTCCCGGAGACTTTCTTTCCACCGTCAACGTCGATATCCATGCCACCGACACCACCCGAAACGCCAGCTCTCGCTAAGGCTTTGGCGGCTAACAGTTGCATAGACGCTGCTCGGATCAGCATGTAGGCTCCAGCAGATATGGCAACGCCAGCACCAACGAATTCAAGGCCATATCGGGCCATGTCCGGCATCGCGTTAAATTTATCGGTCACCCACTTGGCCGCTTCGGATAAACCTGCTAAAGCAGGGGTAACGTCTTGCGCGATCTTTGCTCCAAGATCAAGAGCGGCCTGCTTTGCTTCGTTTTGCGCCTTCTGGTATTCAAACAAAGGGTTGCTATCGACGGCAGCTTTGTATGCTTTCTCCAATTCGTTCCCGATTTGCGGCCTTATTTCTCCTATGGAAAGCTTACCCGCGTACTCCAACAGCGGCGCAAAATGTCTGCCAAGGTCTTCCCCCGGACCAGCACCTAACTCATTAAGAACTTGTCTCTGGACGTTCTTATCCTGAATGGTTGCCAGGCTCATCATCATACGCCCCATGGCCGTACGAGAATCATCTTCATTTCCGGAATGGATGAGTTCATTGATAAGAGCAGCCTCTTTTTCAGCAAGCTTTCTGGCTTCGTCTGCTTCCATCCCCTGCGTTTCATATCCAGTCTTCAAGACATTGGCCAGATCCCCTTGGTTGGTTAATTTCAGGGTGCTTTCTTTTAGAGCGTCGAGAGCTTTATCGTCTGACCAGATGCCCATCCTGCCAATTTCCCCGACGAGGGCCGCGATCTTTTCAGGGGTATCCAGGAACTTACCCATCTGTACGGAGTATTCAATCATACTGTCAACAAATTCATCCCTGAAGTCTTTCATATTGTTGGACATATACTGAATGGAATTGCCTAAACGCTCAGCATCTTTCACACCCGTTTCATTACCCATAACAGCCATGACCTTCAAGTGCTCTTCAGGAGAAAAAGCCGTTGTAACACCGAGCTTAGCTGCCGTTTCAGCGTACTTGCCGGAAGCATTCGCACCGTTCAGTTTCTCGCTTTTGGAGACGAGTGCCATTGCCTCTGCACGATTAAGAAAAGGATTCTTGAGAAGCATCTCTTTGGCTTTTTGGTCGAACATTTCCAGCTCTTGCTGTGTCTTACCCTTTGCCGCATATAGGGCTCGTTCTTTAAATGCGGCCTCAATTTCACTCATCGCTCCCCCAACATTAGTTCCAATAGATAAGCCAACAGCCAAGCCTCCAAGCCCCATTAATTTTTCGCGAAGGTCGGCTATGTCCTGGCTGGCCCTATCATCGAGCTCGACACGCGGCTTTTCTTTCATGCTCCCAAGCCGATTTAAGTCTTGGCGAATTTCTTGAATTTCTCGCTGAATCCGACTCGAGTCACGTTGGAAACCTCTTGCTGATCGATTAAAGCCGCGCTCAATCCCTCCAAAAGAGCGTTCCGTTTGATTGACGTCTCGCCTGATCTTCACCAGCTCTGGGGTTATTCGGTCCTTTGCTTCTAATATCGCAGTAACCCGTGCCAAAGGTATCACCTACCTCTCATCCAATTGTGGTAATATATCCCTATACGAAAATAGGAGGGTCACTTATGGAATTCCTCAAAATCATTCCTATGGCTCTATTCGGGATATTCCGTGTCCTTGTCAAATTCTTTCTATTCGTGGGTGTTTTAATTTTAATTGGTGTCCCCGCTTTCTTACTCTGTTGGATTCCGCAGGTTTTGTGGGACTGGGGGCCAGGTCCAAGTTTGGGCCTTACCTACGGCATCTGTCTGCTTACGTACATCGGTTATCGAATGAACAGAGGATACTAACCCTCTCCCCGACCAGCAGACGTCCGGGAGAAGGGGAGAAATCTATTTTTCTGATCTCTCCACTTCGATCTCTTGGCAGGCAAAAATGAAAAGCTTTTGTTTGTACGGGTCCACTTCATAATCAAGTAAATCCGACGGCTTTCCCCGGCCATTTAAAAAAGCTTGGCACATATGCCAGGCTTCGCCGTCGGTCATGATTAGTTTTTTGCCTCGTCCACCGCTTCTCTTTCCGATTGATCTGCGTTCACACGTCTCACTGCATCAAGGAGCTTGCTGTATCCATCTAGGTTGTGCTCAAAGAGTTTGGCAGGCAACTCGTACTTAGTATGGACTCCATATGCCTCTTTCAAGGAATTGTCGTTCCACGGAAAGTCATGCTCTGTTGCTTTAACGATACGAGCATCATTAAAGCGATGCCAGTCAAACTTTTCTCCTTTATCGGCTTGATTTTCGCAAGCACGAATTTCCGTAAGGCTCAACTGCCGAACTCTCCACGTATCCCCGTCGATTTCAACTGTAATCTCTTTACGAACTACATCCTGGCTGGCCTTTGCTAAAAATTTCTCCAATTTACTCATTCTTAATCCTCCTCGTATTCAGGCAATTTATTGATAAACACTGGTTCGTCACTGGACATTCCCTTCAATTCGAACGTGGCGATATCATTTCCCTCGGCTTTTGCTGCCCACAGTATGATTTCCTCGGGGTTAAGGACAATATTTGTAAGCTTCACCCGCTCAATGTTGCCTGCTTCCTTATCCCATTGCTCACCAATCATCATCGGAATCACCGGCGTCTTTCCTTTGTGGAGCTGACTCACGACGTAATATTTCAGATCGGCGTTGACCGAGGAAACTCTGATTGTCACTTCGACGTGCGCCTCGTCAATCGATTGCGTTTTCCCCTTTTGCAGCCGGTTTACATCCACATACGAGAATTTGGAAACAAAAGATGCCTCTTGGACAGCGAGAAAAACATCTCCGTTTTCATCATAAAGCTGGTTATTTTTGAGTTTTATATCTCTCGCTCTTGCCATCGTTATTCCACCCCCCATTCGATATCAAAGTACTCGACTGCATCCAACGGTTTCGCGCCAAGATAAAACTTGCGCCGATCCCCTTCGCCGCCGCGATCCTCAAACACCCAGCCCGCGTCAATGGCCCCCTGTCGCTCCCTTTCTGCCAAATAGGTATCTGCAGCTCCAACAAAAACAGCGCCGCCTAAGTCGTTGTTATTGAGCCTGCCCTTGTACTTTTTGGCTACCGTCATCAGGTCGTTGACGATTTGATCCAGCGTCATGGAAACTCGGATTTTCCCGTAGTCCTCGCGATCTTTCGGGCCGAGTACAGACAGCGTATTGACCGCGCTTTCGATGATGTAGACGTCACCGTCCCGGGTGGCAATCAAAGTGCCGGTACTAAGCGCGTTCAGGATCTCCGTGTAACCCCAATCCTTCAAAGCTTTTTTCAAAGGGACAACAACCGCTGTCAATGACTCGTGCGCAGGTGTCGCCGCGATCATCCCGGCTACCCATGCTGCCCACGCCAGACTGTCGTACGTCTTGCCATTGTTATGCTGGCCCGCGATGGCACAGTTTACAACGTACCGTGCGTTTTGCGCGACGGAGCGCTCCACGTGTTTGTCCATGTTTTCGTCATCGTTACTGTTCCCGCCGATGACCAGCGTGCTGAGCTTTTTGTTTTTCGTCCGGCGATCAGTCATGAACTGTTTGGCTGCAGCTTGGATAGCTGGATCGTCGAACGGCAAGTACATCGCGTCGAAGTCGGCGCCAGATACGGTAAGAAACAGCTTTGTACTATCTGTGGAAGTCAACGGAGCCGTACCGCTCGTCCCGCCTTCCAGCGCTGTTTCGTCCAGGTCGGTAACAGCTGTTGTTCCGAGGCGAGTTACACGCACGTAAATAGATTGAGCCGTCTTTTTCACCAACTCGTCGGCATCTGTAAAGGAAAATTTCTCAGTCCTGATAGGGCCGGTTACCTGCAGCTCCTTCTTACCTGGTTCAGCTGTAGACGGCGCAATGGAGATTTTCAAATCGTTCCCACGGAGGCCAGGGTACAGTGCCTCTACTTTGATCGAATCCATCTGCGTGTAGGACGCTTTCGCAGCGCTACCATTGGTCATCCGGTAGCCGAGGACGGTTGCACCGCCTTCCGCTGCCAATTCGATAACATCCACTTCTCCGAATGTCTCCGTAATCCGCTCGTCGTAGCCGGTCATTTTGACCATCGTGTCGGGGGCACCCCATTCAGCCTGATAAGGCACCAGAACAACACCGCTTTTTGGAAGGACACGCTCTTTTGCCTTTGCAATCAGCTCCACCCTTGCACCGGGTCTTTCACGCATGATCGTCACAGTCTTTCACCCCTGTATGCTTTGATTTTTGATCGGACTTCAGATTCCCTAATCAAATCCGTGTCCCTCAAATGAAAGAGAGCGCCTGCAATCTCGAACCGTTCGGCCCCGAGGTAAGCTGCGCTCTCGATCCATTCTTGTTTTGTTTTTTGGCTCTCGCTCCTGAGGGGCTGCCCATCTGATACCTCTTCTTTTTTTCGCACAGCCACGATCATCCCTCCATTTCTACTTCAAATGTGTTGATCTTCGTTACCTCTGGTTTCGGTATGGATACCCGATACTCAAAACGGAATGTGATTTCGGTCCGGTCTTTCTTTTCGGAGTCGATTTCCAAAGTCTCGTTATCGATATCGATGTATAGAGCCTCCGCCGTTCCCCGGAAGCTGTATTTTTCTCTCCGAAGCAGGCTTCGAAACGGCTCCGAGGATATAGGTTGATAAATGCCCTTCACTTTCGGGTGGTGCAACACAATACCAGCATCTGCTAGAATCTTGTAACTGGTTAGGGTGTTCCCTCTCTCCGTAACCGCTTGAGTCTGGATAAAGGCGCACGGCGGGTTAAAGTTCCCTGCCAGCCATTCCTCCAGGTCAGTAATGATGGTTATGGATGGGTAGGCTGCATGGACCAATTGAACCACGGTCAATAAATCTTTTTCCATTAACCTAGCACCTTCTTCAATTCTTTTTCGAATAGCCGGTCAATCAGTGCCACCATTCCACCCTGAAACCCTTCCAGCGCGATATCGATGTAGTGACGACCAATGAACGTCCGTGGCTTCATGATCACACCGCGCTTTACGCCGATTGCTTTTCCATAGCCTTCGTAGACAAACTTGGAACCGGAAAAGTACCCAGGTACAAAGTGCGGCTCCTTGATCTCGTATCCTTCATCGAGAAACCGAGCAATATACCACCAGGAGCCCACTTCCAGCGTGAACGTATTTCGATCCTTGTCCAGCTTCCATACGTTTCCGCGCTTCCCTTTCATGAATGATTGCCAAGTCTTTTTGCTGTCCGTCAAACCTTGTTTTTTCAATTCGTCGCGGATCATTTTCAGGAAGGTAATCCCCATTCTCTGCAGGATCTTTTTCTCGATCTTTTCCAGTTCTCTATCTGACAACCGTTTCAGGAGCGCCCCATACTTATCAAAATCCATCACTCTGCACCCCGTTTCGCTTGTGTAGCTGTCACCGTCAAAAAATGCTTGGCTGGCCGGGCTTCCGTTACAAAGAAGTCTCCAAGATCAGACAATCTGATCGTGTCTCCCTGTATCACGTCTTCGCCCAAATAGCAATCAATCTGAATTTTTGTTTGCCAAGTAACAGGGTCTGTACCAGCTTGATTATGATTGTGCTGAACGTCAACGATGCAACAAGAAATTTCACGAGGCGGCAATGGCACAGATGTAACGACATTGTAGGCTCCAACCTTGCTTTCTGACCGTATGACTGAAACGGTATCGTACATTTCGTGTAGCTCCTCACAGATCATCTCCTGACGATCCCGGTCCCGGTAGTGAGGTAAAATGGATTGGATGTCGTAGATGCGACCGGCGAACAGCAAACGCATGGTAGACTTGACGTCTTTCCGCCGTCGAATCACGACTCGATGGGTCGCGTTCTGCTGCACGTCGCCCCGGTCAAATGGCTCTTTCGCAGATAGGGGATAGATTGCTGCCCAAACCTTGACGTAATCCGTCCACAAGCCCGCTGAATCCCTTTCCTGAATCGTGATCCGGTTTTTTAAATCGCCGATATTCACCATCTACACCTCACTTGCTTTCCGGATAACAATAGGTCAATTGGGCGAGCATGCTTTGCACTGTTTGCCTTGTGTTTTCGCTGATCTTACCAACCGCCTGGCGATTTTCAAACCAATCGGCTACCAAAACGAGAACAAAAATTTTGGCAAGGTCATTCGTGTTGTCAAATTGCTTCCCCGTAGCGTTCACCAGGTATGTTTCAGCAGCTGCGATCAGCGTCGCAATGGTTGTATCCTCTTCGTCACCATCTACCCGCAGCCAAAGCTTCGTTTCCTCAAGTGTCAGAATCGACATCGATCTTCACGTCTCCGCCATTTTCTGAACCTGTTGGACCCACTGCCTCGCTACCAAGGTATTGCTTGTAGAGTTCTTCCCGCTTTTGTGCGTTGCTATCGTCACCATGGATACCCAAACTGGTGAGCAGCTTTTTCTGATCAACTGCTGAGAGGTCTGTAAATTCTTCGAGCGTTAGCTTTTCAGAAGATGCAGGGGCAGCTTCGTTGGTTATCTCCAAAAATCCCTGTGACACCAGATACTCCACTCTCTTTTCATCCTCCACCCGATACGTATCCCCAATGGTGTAGAGCCTCATATCTTGGTATCTCTCCCGGAAAGCCTTGATTACTTTTACAGCCATGAGCATTCACCTCCAAATGGGAAAGAGGCCGGTTTCCCGGCCTCTCAGACCATTAGTTCTTAGGGCGTTGGCGTAATGTCGAGTTGGCCATAAACGGCTGCCTCTGTATCCCACTTCACATAATCGTCGCGCATAATGGTTCGCATCTCAGTTGTGTTTCGACGCCATGCGTCGCCGCCCTCTTTGGTAGACGCGAGCTCAAAGTATCGACGGTTAAACAACACCATGAATTGCTTCAGATTGCCAATGATAAGTGGTGCTTTTGTTCCATCAGAAGGGAGGTTACGATTGCTCACGACTGCAATCGGTCGTCCTTTGAACAGTTTTCGGCCTGGCTGTGTAATGTCGTCCATAAGGAGAGGTCGGTTCATACCGTCAACCTGGTTGTCGAGCCAGTTGAATCCATCTTGGTTTGTTAAAATAACCGAGCTGCGGCTAATTGCCGGGTCAAGATCGACATTAAGGACAGTATTTATGGCCTTGAGGTCGGACAATGCCTTTGGCGTCAAGGTTTTCAGTAGGTTAACAATATGCACATTGCGGGTATGGGCCGCCTTTCGAGCAATCCAGCTTGTGATGTACCCCATCAGATTGGCATCGGTATCGGCAAGCAAATCATTAGTAAGAGGTAGGAAGCCCGCACGAGACTTAACTTTATAGCTGATCGGTTTAAATTTCGGATTATCTGTTTCTTTGATTTCGCCGTACTCATCCATATCCGCGAATGGAGTCATGTCCGCATCCGTTTCAAGAACGCGAGTTCCGGAAAGTGTCGAGACATTCTCAATCGTTACATACTGGCTTAAATCATTCCAGTCGCGCATCAGCTCATTAATACGAGTTTGGATATCTTGCGGGACAATGATGCCAACGTCACCTTCCGGAATAGGCGGGTTCGTGCTGCCTTCATTCATAACCGCTCGTTTCTCGTATTCACGGACAACACTACGCATTTCTTCCGAGATTGGACGACGACGGATGCCGCGCAAAACAATGCTGGTGTACTCTTCCTCCAACTCCTTCATGTCGCGCTCTTCCACATTCCCATCATCGTTTAATTCACGTCCGCCAAGTCCACGAGCTTCGGTTTCTTCCAGCTCGCGTTGCAGGTCCACCTTCGCCTGTAAGGTTCGTACTTCATCCATCTTCTCTTTCGCTTCGGTCACCTTATCCTCGGCCAACAGGCTACGAGCTTCTTGTTTCGCGTTGTCCAACTTCTGGAGCAGCGCACGCAATTCTTTTGTCATGGGATCACCTCATGGGATATTTGGTAATACAAAAAGCTCAACCAAATAGGTCGAGCTCAATCAACATCTTTTCTTTTTCATACTGATCAGCGGCCCGCTTTTCGGAAGCTTTGAATTCCTCGAAGGACCGAGCGGAAACTTCATTGGCCGGGTAAGCCGGAAAGGCTACCGGGCTAATCTCGTACAGTTCTGCTGACAAAATGGTGCGGCGATACAGCTTGCCGTTTTCTCGTTTTTCGGACGACCATTTATCCTTGGTGACGCGCATACCGAAGGACACACCATCTACATCTCCACGTTGAACGAGCGTCCATGCGTCGTTCCCCACCGCTGTGTCGGGGAGGTCAATCTCAAAACGCAATTCCTTTGCGCCGTCAAACAATCTCACCGTACCTGATTTGGTATTACCCAGAACCTGACTTGTATCGTGGCTCCACAACCCGACGACCGCGCGCGAAGCGATGCTATCGGCAAATGCGCCAGCCGCGATTTGCTCCACAAATGGGTCGCCATACCAGTCGCGCATTTCTGCACTGTCTGTCTCGTACTTGATCGCTCCGGTGATGGTCCGTTTTCCGTCGTCACCTTCACTCGCTCGAATTTCAAGCTTCACCGGCATCGCCCGGATCTCCTTTGCCTGGGGCGTCTTTTTTTCCTTGTCCAGCTCCAACACCCCCTTTCGCTTGATATGCCTTGCCGGCCTCCGTAATCGGGAGCATGCTGCCATTTGTAAGCAACTGGTCGCCACCCTCTGCCGGTGGCAGCTCCTCTTTCGCTCGTGCTTCATTCGGTTTCAAGAAGCCACCTTGCACGCCGATTCGATATGCTTCGTACCTTGTTTTGATATCGCTTCGAAGAATCGCGTCGACGTTGAAACGGAAAAAGAAACCGTTCTGAATCTCTTCGTCGAGCAGCAGCTTGTATGTCAGCTCTTGTTCGTACATCGTCAGGATCGGCTGCAGCGTGTCGGTATAAAACTCTTTTTGCTGCTCGGCTACATTCGTATGTGTCGCCCTGGATAGATCGTTCAGTTGGTGCATTTTGATCCCAAAGGCAGATGCTATCTGCCTGATGGTTAACTGGTTGTTCTCCAGGAACTGTGCGTCATGCATGCTCAGGGAGATAGGTTGAAATTGGTATCCAATCGGTAAAAGAGCAATTCTATGGCTATTATTTAGCCCGCTTGACATCTGCTCAAAATTGGAACGGAATGTTCTTTTGGCATCCTCATTTAGGTCGCCAACATATTGCACGATCCCTTTTACCTGGAGGCCTTGCTTAAAGAAATTGTTGACGAATTTGTTTGCTGATGCTCCGTTCTCAAGCGTTGCCCGCAAACAATCCAGTGGAGATAAACCGGAAATCCCGTCAAGCGTCACCCCTCCCTTGAAGTGCAGAATTTCGTGTGGAAGGAGCTTTCGTTTCTCGTAACCAAGATTCACCTCGTACCAAACCTTTGATCGATTGGTGACGACGCCAGTCGCGCTCGTGTCGTTATCTACGACGATTTTCACCCGGCCCGCGTCCATTGGCCATAGTCCGACAATACGCCCGCGCTTATCAAACTCGATTGATGCGTACGCGTTGCCGTACATGCCGTTCTGCGCCTCGATGCACTTCCAAAAATCAAAGGCGCTCATATACGGATTGGGACGCAGCCTTAGCAATTGGTACACTGTATGTCTCGTCTGCTTCTGTATGCCGTTTTCGTCTTCCTGATATACCTTGATCGGCAGTTTTGCGACTGATTCTGATCGGATACGGATACAAGCATACACGGTATCCACCTTGAGTGCATTTTTTCCTCTTACGTTCACCTGACCGATGTCGATACCTAGAACTTCAAGCAACCGCCGATCATCGACGTTCAACTCCAGTGTTTCCCGCCTTTCTGGTAAGCCGATTATTCGACGGGCTATGTTCATGATCTTCACATCTGCACCTCCCTCCTTTCGGAAAAACGAATCTAAACACTAATTATTTTGAATGGTCCAGACACACCAGTGCTTGGCGTTTACCCCCACAACTTTTTCAAGAAGTCATCTCTTGAAAACTCAGAAACATCTATCGTTTTCATAAACATCGCGCGACTATGCGCATTGATGGTAGCAGCCAAAGGGTCGATCCTATCAGTTGATTTGTCCTTGTCGAGCATCAGGTTTTGATTGTGATCTTGACGGGTTACGGCATTACTCACTGCCCAAGCCAAAACGGGATTTCGATCATGGATGATTTTTTTCTCCAAAACCATTTCGCGAAAATGTTTGATTGGTTCTGAAAGGGTACGGTATCCCTGCCTGATCTCCACCGCTGTGTACCCCTTTGCGTCAAACTCCTGCGCAAATTGGGTGGCGTTCCAAGGGTCAAAACACAATTCTTTCAAAATCCAACCATTTTTATCGAGTTGATCTACGATGTATTTCTCCACAAATTTGTAATCTACCGCCGCTCCTGGCGTAACCGTAATCCATCCTTGCCGCGCCCAAAGAGCATACGGCACCTTATCCGTATTTTGCTTGTGTTTCAACGTATCTTCTGGCATGAATGAGTGACTGAGTACGAGATACGAATCGTCTCCCAAAGGGATTTCAAACGTAACGCTGGTGAGGTCAATTTTCGACGATAAGTCGATTCCAACAAATACCTCATGCCCGCGAACATCCGGCAGTTCTGTCTCGCTACGACCGCACGCTGTCCATTTCTCAGCCCGAAGATACTTGTTCTCTCCTGTGCTTATCCACACATTCATGTTCTTGGTAAGGAAGTCGTCCATAGCTTCGGGCTTTTCCAGTGCTTCTGCAAGTCTCGCTCGAATGTTTGCAAGACCTTCCGGGTACGAAGCTGCAATTGGATTCGCTTTTAGCCATGCTCGTTCGTCCTGAATATCGTCGATAAGGTTGCCATCGTCGTCCTTATCCAGCTCGTTCACCATTACAAAATACTGCTCATTTTCGGTAGGTTCGTTTGGATTGAGCAGTCGAGAAACATAGTCATACTCCACCCGATAGCAAGGGCCGCTGGTGTCTCCTGCTGTTGTTATGACCATGAGCAGAGGTTGCGGCCGTGCCACCATGCCGGAATCCAAGACGTTGTACACTTCGTCAGTATCGTGTGCATGGTATTCGTCAATGATAGCAGCCTGGGGGTTTAATCCGTCGCCCGTCTTCTTATCCTCTTTTGAGAGAGGACGGATGATCGAATCTGTTCGTAAGTGCGTGATTCGCCCATATGCCTCTTTGAACTTACCATGCAACTCAGGACAAGCGTTCAGCATTGCTTTCGTTTCGTTGTATACGATCTTCGCCTGCTCTGTCTTTGTGGCGCCGATATATACTTCAGACATTCCTTCGCCCAACGCCATAGCTTCATAGGATGCAACACACGCCAAACTTTGCGACTTGGCATTTTTTCTTCCCACCTGCCAATACGCTTTACGGAAACGGCGATAGCCAGTGTCTTTATGGACCCACCCGTAAATGTTCCCAAAGACAAAGACCTGGATTTCATGAGGTTGAATCCGCTCGCCTCGGAGCACACCCTTTGTGTGCCGAAACAAACTCATCCATTCGAAAAAGCGAAGAGCCTTGTCTTCATCAAAGACATATGGAAATGCATCCGTCCCCGCCCGCTCAATATCTCGGAGGAATCGTTCACACGCCCACTTGTGCTTTTGGCAAGCAATAATTTCTCCATTTATGACATCGTGACAGTAGTGAATCAGCCATTGTTTCAAACCAAGCATCACACTTCACCGAACCTTTTATCAAACTCTGTTTCTGGCTTTTCTTTGGGCTTGGGTACAACCAGTCTGCACCGCGAGGAAATGGTCAAGCCCAAATCACCCGCTGCAGCTCTGCACTGTTTAAAGAGCTTGTCCTGCATTTGAAGAAGTTCACCATACGCTTCGCTGACAACCTCATGTTCCTGTACGCCCAAAACCTTACCTTCTTCATCTTTGATTGTTTCAAGCACAGTCCTGACAGGCTGACGCTTCAACAATTCCTCTGAGACTTGGAGATACATCTTTTGAGACATCAAAAAACGAGCCAATGCATCGACATCAAGATTACTCATGATCTCGATTCGTACCAGCTCGTCGGATATTTTCTTAAATTCCTTTTTCAACTCTTTGGGCAGATAAGAAGGGGCTCTGATTTTGTCTGCTGGAGCCTTTATTTCTTGCTCTTTTCGTTCTTCAATTTCCTTTTTGGTTAGATGCTTGTTCCCCTTTAAAAGTATGAGTGCAACGGGTTCTTTTGGCTTCGGCATGTGTCCGCCCTCCTCTCATTTTCGAAATTTTGATTGGGGAGTTTTGTAAACATTCGACTGGGGCGCGGTGTATAAAACGCCCTGTGCGAATTTTTTTGCCCTCCCCCTCCCCCTTTCTTGTCCATCCGATGTATTTTGTTCACCCAGACAGAAAGGCGTCTGTTTGCCCCCTTAGAATCGCTCTGACGACGTGCTTGTTCTACTTGAGGAAAAGACCGTTTGGATTGTTCCGCCTATTAGCTGGTCCGGCATATGTCTTTGGGCAGTATTCGACCATATGCTTGTTGCTGCCACAGTAGGAGCAATACAGATTCCAACGCCGATTTGCGCTCCCGCTCCATGTCTTCGAACACAGCTTGAGGGGATGCTCGTCCGATCCACAAGAACTGAAACGTCTATCCCTGGCTCTTTCCTCCATGCACCTGATTATGGCACGCATTGCACAGGCTGATGAGATTTGAAGGGACAAGGCGTAAATGCCAGTGTTCCCGCAGCGGATGGATATGGTGAACCATCTCCGCTTTTGTGACCCGCTTCTGCTTCAAACAATGTTGACAGAGATAATGATCACGGATGAGAACCTGCTCGCGTACCAGCTGCCACTCCTTACTGTGGTAAAACTGATCGGCCCGCTTATCACGGACGAATCGATCATAGTAGCGCTGGTTATCCTTTTCCTTGTCCAGATGCTTGTCACAATATCGTTGCCGGGTCAAGCCAGAACAGCCGACAGAGGCACATGGCTTTAGCGGTCTATTTGCCATTTGTTTCGAGGGCACTGGTGATGATTTCTTCGATGATTTGTCTTATTTCTTCCCTGACTTCCGGGTCCTGGATGCTCACCAACAACCTACCTATAGGAACAACGTCTGCTCTGAGCAGTCCTAATTCAGTACGAATTGCATTTACGCACTCAGTTACCCATATTTGCGGAACGCGCCCTGGTGTGGCTGCCATCGTATTGAGCCTATCCAGATATTGCAAAAGCAATAACACTCTTTCCACTCTGATCATCCTTTCTTCAAGCGTTGGTGTTCTTCTCTGGCGATAGATATAAGAATAAAGAATATCACCAGTCGCAAAATCGCTAAATCTCATGCTACACAAGGACTGACAGCCAATTTTCAACCGCCGTCAAAAAGCTATTTTTTTGACAAAAAGTATATGTTTCGCGGCGGTGTCAAAAACGGGCTTCATCCCTACAGACTCATGGCTTGACGGCCTGTTTGCTTCTGGCAACCCCCTACTCAGAATTCGGGTCTTCTCCGGCCTCTCTGATCTCAGCTCGAAACAGATGCAAAAGAGCTGTATCTGCTGCCTTGCCATTGAGAGAGTATAACGGATTGATTGCCAGGGCAGCTCTGCCGTCAAAGTTTGCTCGCCGTATGATGCGCTGATCGATGAATAGTTGCACAATTCTACGGGCAGTTGAGTACGAACAGTCGGCAATCCGTGACAAGTCCTTGATTGTTAGCGGTACGCCTTTCTGCCCCCGCTCGTTGTCTCCGACCAACAGGTTCGCTCCCTCGCTAGCATACGGCGCGATTTTCAACAAAAAGCCAGCCTCGGCGAGGGACAGCTTTCTAAGCCGTCGCTTTGCCTTCTGGCTGGCTTTGATCTTCACAAATTTTGAACTGCGTCCGGTGGGACGGAAAACCCTCACAATCTAATCTGGCCGCCGGATGATTTGTTCTTCATAAAAAACCTCTCCCGTGTTTGGGTCAACGAAATGGCGCACTACACGTCACCCACCTCCAAAAGAAAAAGCACCTCATAGGTGCTTATGTGCCTACTTTATGGTAAAAAGTAGTTGGTATCGTTTGTAATCCGTAGTTAATAAAAACATAACCAATGGAAAATAGAAAAATAAAAAATACGAGACTAAAAAGACGTCCTCTTAACTTTATCACCCAAGCTATCAAAAAAAATGCAATTATGGGTAGGAAAATCCACAAACCTAGTATTTCTAGTAAAGTAATTGCCCCGGCTTCAGTTAATTTTTGAATTTGATCCAATTCTCTTCCCTCCCTGCTTCTTAATTCACCAAAAAGGACTATTATCCTACAACTTTCGACCGACAAAATCCGACATTTTGAAGGATATTAGTTCTTTATGTATAAATTGCTAAGTGTAGGAGGGAGGTGATACAAATGCCAACGACTGGTGAAAAGCCCGGAAAAGGTACTTATTACTGCAAAAGTTGCGGTCAATCGGTGACTCTTGATGATCACACCGATACTTTGCCACCTTGCCCACGCTGCAACGGAACTGAATACCGTTAGTTCTTCAAGAGGAATTCTTGGATGGCTTCCTCATCATAGCCGAATAGCTTTCCAAGGATCCAGTGATCCGTAATGGTCTTTGGGGTCTGCGGCAAACATTTAATCACTTCAAATATGTGTGGGTAGCGATATATCCAGAGGGTGAACCAACCATCGTCCAATGGTTCGATGTATGTTTGTAATCCCATATCTGCTACAATCCTTATGACTTCTGTTCTATAGCGCTCCTGCACAGCGACCATTGCCGCAGGCTTTCCTCGTTTTACCATGTAGCAGTACGCCATTACTTCCCCCGTTACCATTCTCTGCACCCCCGACACCTGAAATTTTCCTGTCGTTTTCCTTATGAGTTGCCACTCATGATATTCTATTCTTCACACTTCCTGCGGTGGCTGGGGATCACTGCCGCTAAAATGATAAAACAATCCGCCCGGTTTCCCAGGCGGTTAGGAAGGGGTTCCTGAAAGATGAGCACCTTTCATATAAAGGTGGCTTTTGTACGACAAAAAACTAGCCTTATGACTACCAAAGCTTCATTCAAACGCCAAAAAATCGAACATTTTGTGAACAAAAAGAAAATGTATAAAATACCCATTAATAAAAACCGATTACAATAATGTAAGTAAATAAATTTTTTAGGAGGTTTTTGGATGAGGGTTTCCAATCAAAGCATTACAAATCATCAAGCACAATATGTAAGTAAGCCAGACACTGATTCAACACAAATCGAATTGAACAAACATTCCTCCAACGTTCAGAATGACTCCTTAGAAATTAGTGACGAAGCAAAAAAATTATACAATGAGTCCAAAACCAACCAATTAACTCCAATGGCCGTCAAATCTTATGAAACCACGATACGCTTTAACGGATACGATATTACATTTGAAGTTCGTCGGGGCAACATTAACATCGAAAATGATCGTGAATTTAGGAATTTAATATCCGATTCATCTTCAAAAGATATAGCCGATTTGACAAGTAGAATGAAAGAAATTTATAAGCGTCATATTGGGGAATCATTTGATGTATCAAACACTTCGATGGTTCTTGAGATAGCTGCACACGTTTATCCTGACGATTTCGCCAATTTCGTTGAGGATAATATAAATCTTGTGCCAAGCAGAATACGAGATGACGTGAGAGACCTTATGGATCAGCTTAAAGAGCGTACACGCGTAATCAATATTGGAGAAGATGACCGAGAAAGAATTGTTTTTGATAATCTAGCTAGAGTAATCCATATAGCTGACTTTTTTGACTTTATAGACAAAAATTGATTCATATATAAATGTAACCATCCCGTCTCACTTTTCAAAAGGTGAAGACGGGATGGTTATGTTTGTAGTTAGGATTGTGTTATTTCAGAACTTCACTTTTTAGTTCCCTCCCCTTGGAACTAAAAACCCTATATACTTTTTTAAAATTAGTCCGCAAATAATAGATATTAAGAGATTGGATATTAAAGGCGGATAAAATATAAAGTGATTTGCCCCAAGAAATACTATAAATTCAAAAAGAGCAATGCTAAAAAGCAAGATAAACAACTTTCTGCTTCTCAGGCGATAGATGATGAATATAACCAGTGCCATTAAAAGAAATCGAATCACAGTCAGTTTTGAAACGCCCCAAAAAACATCCCATGGAATTAAACCTTGGTTAACATCATCTACAATAACAAAATAAAGAAACCCTTCAAGCATTGAGCTACCAACTATATATATAGTTAAGATCAATGAAATAATAAAACGGAGAACTTTTGGTTTCCAACCCATTTTCCAAATACCCCCAATACTAAGAGTCAGTTCCATTATACACACCCTTTATAACCATTTCAATTGGTTTAAACAAAATGTTGAACACTGTGCTCTGTATAACATACATGTCAAGAAATCGGTTTTACTTTTATTATGGTAGTCACATAAAAAGCCTGTCCTCATATAAGGAACAAGCTATTTGCAAGGCGATCTGAAATTTTTTTCTGTGCTCGTTGAATGTGTGTATTCACACTGCTCTTTGAGATACCAAGAAAGTTCGCAATCTTTGAGTGGGAGAAGCACTCACCATATGCCATTAAATAACAATCCCGCTCCCGTTCACTCAAAACACAAAGGGCGTCTTCGATCTGTTGTCGTTGCCACTCTGACAGATTCGATGGGCTGCCAGCTGTACTTCTTGCAACAAACGCTTGCATAAGGATCGGGTCCATAAGTTTTTCTTTTTGGTATGATGCTCTCCGCTCGATCCCCCGTTTGTTCCCTGGACGTCTACCAGTCTCGAGCCATTCAATCACGAATTCCGTATCACCGATCATCTCGCCAATAATCTGGCGCTCACTCTTGTGTTCGTCACCGTTTGAGGTGGTCTTGGCCCTGCCTGTCTTCCTCTTCACCTCTTCCAGACGCACTACTCTAATCGAATCGTCAGACTCCTTCAGGCTGCGCTGTATACGTTTTAACACCTTCCTCGTCTCTTTATACCCTTGCAGCAAATCTTGCATGAGAACCCCTCCTCATTACGCCTACTTGCGTCTGCTGCCCAAGTCTTTTAAGAAACGGCGCGGGCCGATGTCTCCCATCATCCGGCGCAGTTGATCAAAGGAAAAGGAATCTGCCGGACGTTTTTGATTCTTGGAGTTATTTATTGAAGTGGTCCGGGCCATAGCTGACCTTCGCTGCGGGCCAATACTTCGTTCATTGTTTTCTAAGGTTCCGATTTCAAATCGGAGCCTTTCAATCTGGAATCGTGACAAAAAGGCTTCAAGCTGCTGTTGTCCGTATTTGCATTCCAGGTATTCTCTGATCGTTATCACGTTTGTCCTCTCCTTCTGAAAAAGAAAAGAGCGCCAGACCACACCCATGCTGCAGGTGTGAATCTGACGCCCTCCCGTTGTCGGTCCCAGGCTATTCAAATCGATGGCTTTTACGCTCATCGTATCCGGTAATTTTTCCTTGGTAACATTTTACCACGACATCCCCGTGGTGGACGAGCGGGACCAGGTTAACTGTATTCCGCTTTGGGTCGATTAGGACCATAGCCGGGCCACTCCCCACTGGAACCAATACCGTGTTCGTTGCTTGATCGATTTTCAACTCTTGTACTTGCATGACTGTCATCCTCCTGGATAGCTGCTAATGTTGTTGGTGTGCTGTCAACTTCCGTGGTTACTTCGATTACCCCGCTCCTGACACGGTAATCAAGGTCGGTGCCAAGCTTTTGTAAGGTGCGTCTGGCAGTGTCGGCAGCGTCCTCATTTTTCGTCGTAATGGAGAACCGGAGTGCCCCTTGGAGGAACAAAGAGAACGAATGAAGGTTGGCTGCTTGAATTTCCTTGGTCTGCTGCTCATACATGTCTCGCAGCTCTGCGTTCTCCGCTTTAAGACGATTTATCTCGTTCTCCTTAACATCGAGCTTTCTCTCGAGCTCTGACACTTTTTCCACATCCTCAATCGGCTGAGCCGATGGTGGCTGTTCTGCCGGATTCTTAACCAACGGCATTTCCGGACTGTCATCGGCTGGCTTTACCCGTGGACGACCAGGGCGTCCTTTTGCCTTTCTCTTATCTAAATCGGTCGGCTTAGCGGGACTGAGGCGTCTATCTTCAATCGCCCATTCTTTCTTACGTCGATTTAATGTCTGTGTAGAAATGTTATATTGATTCGCAATTTTGTAATCTGGCATCGTACCGCTTAATTCCAGATATTTTCCTCTTGTTAACTCATCCACTGTCTCACATCCCTCTTGATTGACTTCAGTATCCTCCTTTAGTGGTTCAATGTCGTCTTCAGTTATACTGCGCCCAGATAGTAAAGCCTTACCGAGAGTCAACAGTTTTTTTCCAATTTCACAATCCGTATTACAGAGCTCCTGAGCTTTGTATTGTCCATATTTCTTTCTATTTTCTGTAATTTTTTTGCAATCCACACAGTACCGGTCAATATAATTATTGATCGCTATGCGCGTTTCTTTTTTCTTTTTGCGTTCACCAGTTGTAAGCACGGTCATCTGGTAAACCCACCTCACATTAATTCACAATGGCGTTACCATCTGCATCTTCTTCGATCTCCAACTCTTCCACATACCCACTTAGGCATCCGAGGCAGCAAAAATGCTGCACACTCGGAGCCTTGCTGACTAAAATCCAGTCCGGCTTGCTATCCTCTATTGGGTGATCACAAAACGCGCATATCATGATATCATCCCGCTTTCTTAAACGATGTCTTCGCTGGCTTCGGGATGAATGTGTGCGGCATAGTCAGCATTTGCTTTGCCTAGCAATTCTGCCAACTTCGAAAGGTTAGCAGCCCTTTCATCGAACCCTTTTACATTCAGGTGGTTCCCCTCACGGAAATTGACCGCTGCCTTTTGCATGCTCTTATCTGCCTCATGCTCGATGCCCACCACTGCATCCAAGACGTCATCAAACTCAAGGCTTCTCAGGTAGTAAATCAACTCTTTCTCATCATCCGTGAATGGTTCGTCATTACCAACGGCATCATCATAATTGTTAGTTTCCCAGATACCTATAGGGGGGACAACGTTGCTATTGAACCATGCAGTATAGTCCCCATCATTTTCCGAGATGGCGATCATGATTTGATGGTCAGTAATATACTTACTGAATGAATGATCTTTCAGGCCGAAAGCAAAATCTACCTCATCTAGTTTTACAATTAACGTGTCACCATCCTTCCCTTCCAAATATTCGGTGTCAATTTTAGTGCCTGAGGTACCAATAAACGGATCGTCGGCCCTATCAAAATTAATTTCAAGCGAGCATGCCACCCCGTATTTCTTCATCACTTCAAAAAGGTGCTTCACTTCTCCAGCATTTGATTCGATCATTTGAATATTTGACATGTAAATCTCTCCTTCAATTTTGTTATTGTTAATTTCTTATTTTTTAAAACTCAATCGATCTATCGAAATGTTGTATAGATTTGATAATCTGACGGCTATATGAATCGGAGTCTTGCCAGGATTCTGTTCATACCGTCTGAGACTTTCCACCGACACTTTTGCTTCTTTGGCCGCTACATTTGGAGTGTAGCCGCTCAATATTCTGGCATCTCGTAGAGTGATCTTGCTCAACGGACTGCTTGTATGCATTGTCTCAGCTCCTTTCATGGAAATAGCCGTTCTTGCTTCGTCTTTGCCAACAATCCGACAAGGATCGCGTAAAACTTGTCCAAGACACCCATTCGCACCATCACATCTATACCGTTTACCATTTTCTTGAGAGTGGACTCGGCATATGGCCTGCCGGTCTTCTGGATTCGTTCAGCGTTAATCTTTTCCCGTTCACGATGTACACGCTCCAGTACACTGATACCGTGTTGGTCCTTCATGATGTCGTAGATTCGGTTATATATCTCGTTGTGGCCCATCCGTGTCCACCGAGAGTATTCGTTGATCAGATCAACAATCTTGGCAGCATCCGGGACAGCGGTTAGGTTATCCGTCAAAGTGGTAAACCCCGCTTGTAGGGACTTTACTTCCAGATCACGCTCTGCCTCCCGCCGTTTCCTCTCCATCTCCTCTCGCTCTTGTTGGGCCATTCGCTGGGTGATGGTGGCAAGTATCTCCATCTGCGTTAATACCCGCTCATGAGGAAGAAATGCTTGAGCTAACGCATCCTTGGCCTTTAACTGATATTCGATCAGCCGTTCAGCCACCTCGGGCTGTTCGCTTTGCATTGTTGGTGTGATTGAGATTTTCGCAAGCCATAGAGGAAGAAAGTCAAGCTCAATTGTCAAAACCTCTTGATTGCCGCCGTTTGTAGGGAGCGTCAAATTTGACGCACCTTTATTCAACACTACATCCGACTGAATCTTTTTAACTTGTGCGTCAGAATGATTCTTATCAAAACCAATACCTTTGCAGATCCACTTAACCCCGACATAAATCTTACCGTCATTCGCCTTGACGCCTAAAATGTCGGCACCGTTAAAGCGGATCATCTTTTGTTCCATTGGGATGAGTTGACTCAATGGACAGACCCCCTCTTTGGAACCACTAATTTCAAATGCTTGGGGCGCTTCTTCTTGATCGGCATTGAACGGCCGTTTTCATCAACTACATATTGCTTTCCATCTGAAGTTGAATGCATGGTGTATGTTCGTATTCCATTTTCAGCAGCCCATTGCTCCATAATTCCCGGCTGTCCTTGTGCCCTTCTTATATCACTCATAAGCCCCATATATTCCACAAGGAAAATCATTACATCCCAGTTTTGATAGTCCCACAGAAACTCAAATACCTCTTCCGTTGTCACGCCAATAGGCTCATCCCATCCATGCTCGTTAATCATTTCTACCGTGTAGAAGTAGTCTTTCGTATCCCATCGCTTGCCGTCGTATCTCTTTTCTATCGGGAATATCTGAACAAACTTTCGAGGTGTAACCAATGTCACAAGGTGCATAACCATTTCAAAGAGTTGAAATTTTACAGTCAGCTCTTCATATGTCATGTGTCCTTTCTCACGACCGGCAAGTTTTACCCCATACAGGATAGAACGTGCAAGAGCGTTGTCATTTGAAAAAGCGTCAGGCAAAGCTGATACAAATGAATCCCAGTAGAGATCCAGCTTTTTTGAGAATTTCGAATCCAACTCAAGTTCTGCTGGCATTCCGTGTTCCTCCCTTGGAATAATTTTGGAATAATTTACGTGGATTTTGACACGGCCCGCGACACATAGATGTAATCTCCATCGTCGTATTTGGCCCCGCTACCACTTTCAACGGCCAAGTCCTCGTACTCAAAATATGGCGATATTTCGTTCCACCACAGGTAGTAGTTCAGGGCATCAAACACGTTACTGTCTGCCTCTTCATCAGTGACAGTTCCGACCTCTTCAATCACGAGGTTTTCAACATCGATTCGGAAGATGGTAAACATTCGCCTCACCGTCCTGGGCACACACGTAATGCCAAGTAAAATCAAATGACTTGTTGTCCTTGCATCTCAACTGAATCTCGCAATCTGCTGGGATGCTGTTCCAATCTGATTTGGCATACTCAATGTACCCTGATGTAATTAGATCGACTGGCACCCCTGGAAGCAATTCACGTAGAAGCCTTACTTTTTGCAGATGACTCAACTGTCTGAATGCTGCCCCTTTCACTTCCCACAGCTCCTTACACATTTCATAAATGAGCCAAATGTTTTTCTCGCCACTTCTCAACCTTGCTATCCATGATTCAAATCGAGCCTGGCCCACGATACTGCCGCCTCCTCAGCGTTGGTAATACACCTCAAAGATTCGTTGAATTGGTTTATTAAACTGGAGCAGGATATCCCTCTCAGTACTGCCGCGCCGAACTTTCCGCTTACGTAAACGATGGGTCGCACTCGGGAACTCTTTTATTTGTTCCTCCGTCAAGCGCTCCAAAAAGAACGTGGCATCTGTGTCGTTGATCATCTTACGGGCTCCCTCAAGGTTGCCTTCCTCTGTCAGCTGGGCCAGTAGAATGATCGGCACTTTTAGCTGCTGTGCAAGCTTTTTCGCCTCTTTGGTGATCTTTGCCATGACCTGCCATTCCTGCATGCCCTTCTTCATCTCGTCATCCATTTCCATCCGCCCAACGTAGTCGATCACAAGCAGATCCAGCCGGCCGTATTTGTGTTTAAACTTCCTCGCCAACCCCTTTGATTGACCAAGGGTAAGGCTGGGCAGTTCCGAAAGGTAGATGTTCGATTGAGAAAATTTTCCGTGTGCAATTTCAATCTGCTTTCGCTTGTGGGCGATCTGCTCCGGGGAGCCAGTTAACCGTCCAGTGTAAATTTCCTGAAAAGGTATCCCCGTCATTTGGGAAACAAAGCGTGTCACCATCTGCGATGCGCTCATTTCTGTGTTTTCGTAGTAGGTGAAATAGTCTTGGGATAGGGAAGTCATTGTTGCAATGTTTTGTGCTAACGCTGTTTTGCCTTCCCCCGATTGCCCCGCGATGAGAATCAAGTCGCCCGGCTGTAAGCCATACAAGCATTTATCAATTCCCGGGAACCCATAGATTGTGCCATTATCTTGTGTTTTACTAAGCTGGATCCCCAGTGGTTCTTTACTGGATTCCCTTGTATAAAAATCATCCATAGACTCCATAGCTGCTGTTTTGGGGTCGATGATTTCCCGATTCTCTTCAGCGAAGTGGATGGACATCATTTCGGTTTCAACAACGTCTGTCAGCTCGGACGGCTTGATCGAGCTATCAAGCGCCATTTCCTGAAGCTTTTGCCCAATCTTGAAATACGTTCTGCGCTGATGGTAATCAAGAAATCGTTTGACCAGGTATTCTGAACGCTCAGCACTTACGTACTCCGACGACGCACGGATGATGGTCTGGTTCACCGATGGATCGGTGGACTCCGCAACTGCAGTTACAGGGTCGGTCGGCTTACCTTCTTGATCAAGCCGAAGCAGCAAATCAAAGGCCCGTCCCGCATCTGGGAAGAAAAACTGTTCCGGCTTGATTTGGACGCTTAAATCAGCGAGTGTCGACTTGCTGTACATTGCCAATGCAAGGATTTCAATTTCCGTCTGAGAGCAATGCGGTAACGTAATCATTCCAAACCAACCCCTGGCATCGGCTCATATTGTTCTTTGGGTGACTCTGTTACGCTGATCGGATCGGCTTGTACGCCTCCTCCGTAACCAGATGACGTCTTTCTACTTCCGGCAGACGCCGCTGCCATCTCTATACACAACTTCTCGTAGTGCTTTCGGAGATTCGTCGGACTGAGTATCTGCCGCTGCCAAAAGTTATGGCTTGTAGTCCAGTCAATGAGTCGCCTAACCTCGTCCTTATCCCGCTTATCAATTTCGATGATTTTCCGACACTCATCCGCCCACTTCTGCAAGTTGGCATTCTTGACGAGATGCGATACCCCTAAAGCCTCTGCGTACTCCATGATCTTCTTGTGTAGATAGGCAGCAATTTTAAATGCAAGGGTGTCCTCGGCATACGTTTTCGGATGTCGAGGGGGATTTCTTTTATTCTTTACTTTACTTTCCTTTACTTTACTTTGTGGTGTTTCTGTCGCACCTGAGTCACTTTTACTTGGGTTAATGTTCTCATTAACTGTAGTTTTTGTAACATTAACCACTGTGATAGGGATTTTGAATTTTTGCGATAGCTCCTCGACATCGACAAGCAGGTATTCGTTCATGAGCACGATCTCTTTGCGCCGTTTGGCCGCTTCGATGTACCGCTTTTGGAACCCCTTTGAGGTCAAAATATGATGCTCCTCGTAAAGTTTTTGACTGAAGAAACCCCACTTAATGCATTCATTAACGACCTCAACAATTACGTTAATGTCAACATTAACCCTGCTTGCGAAAACGTATTGCTCCTTTTCGCCCCATTGATAGAAATAGCCATTCCGGTATATTTCCATCATGAGCTTGATTATGATACCGAAACCTTGCATTCCGAATTTTGCGATTGGGACAACAAGCTTGTCGTCTTGGTCAATATCCAAATCCAAAGGAAAATAATCCAGCCCTTCCTTTTGCGGACGCGCCATGAATACCTCACCTACTCTGTTGCCGAATTTCTAAATTGTGGTCCCCTACACACGCCTACACTGTCGCAATAGAAACTGCTCGTTCCCCTTCAGGATGTCGTTTGATCAAAGAGACATACACTGTATATGCCGCCTTAATGCCGGACATCTTCCATACGTCCAGAATCACCCGTACCTGTTTTTCGGTAATTAGTTCCTCCATGAGACCATGAAAAATATCCAGCGTTATTTTTGCATTCTCGTCTCCAGCTGTGGCGCGGTGGGTTATGGCTAAATACCTCAGTTTCAAATCCTCTACACTACCTCGACGCATGCAGGTTGCCTCCCCTCAGGTGAAGCCGTTCCAACTGGTGAAGCTAGCTCCGCAAGTCGTTCTCTAACCGCTCGATGCATAATCCCCAAAATGTCATCTCGCAGATAGTCGTCTCCCATCCATTCATCAAGGCAGAGGAGCTTATAAATCGGGACTTTAGCCACTACAGCACGGAACAAATCAGCTGGAGTCGAATAGTCCTCACGGTTGAGGCCGTAGCTTTGGCACATCGCATCAACATGGGACATGAACACGTAAAAATCATCCAACGCATTGTTCGGTTTTTGCATGTTCCCCCGCTCCTTTCGCGGCTTGTAGAAGATGGTCACGGTGAGCAATTGCTATTTCACGCATTTTTTGTGTTACGCAATTTTCTTTTGCTCCTGGATTTTCAGGTAACCCGAGAAAGACCAACACGTCTTCAAGAGTCATGCTGGAGACGATTGCCTCCCACCATTGACGAAAAAGGAAGCCATTCGGAGAAAAAAACTCCGTGATGTCCACTCCCATTTCTTTTGACCATTGAAGAACAGTATCCATAAGTTTTGCTTCAGCCTTTGTCAAATGAACCGCTCCTTTTTATCTGGAGGACAAACTTTATGTATACTTTTCCGAAGATTTAGCTATAATGAGTAGTAGCGAGGCTTGTCCTCCGTTTGTTCGGTTGTCATTTCCCCTATCCGCCAAGATGAACGGAAATGACCGTACTATCCCACCTGTTGGTAGCAGGTGGGCTTTTCATTTTCCGGCATGTTCGCCATCATCAGAAGCCCGATAAAAGCATCCGCACTGATCCGGCTTTGCAGGACCGGATCGGTCAGGATGTCCTCAACCATTTCCGCTGGCGTCGCCAGGTTTTGGTTTTTCATCCTCAACACCTCCTTTCAAATTGAGCAAGGATATGATCGCGCTCAGTACGTAGTTGGTCTATCCGAGCTTTCATTTCACTCACCACTGCTTCTGAGAGTTGTTTCCCCTCTTCAATCAATCGTTTTGCAAGCGACGCATGCTCCCTAGAGATTTGCACCAGACGGTCGCCGTGTTCGGAGTTAACGGCCATCCAGATCGCTCGTTTACTAAAGTTACTCAACCCCATTCCCCCTCTCAAGCTTGTTCAACTATCGAGCTGACTTATTTAGACCATGCAGATATTTCTGGTAAATCATCTTGGAAACAGACAACCCCAAGCCAAATTTTTCGTTAACTGACATCAAATCGACCGTATCGTCCAAAACCTGCTCCCGATGAACTAACATCACCGGTGTCATTTGCTCTTTCTTGATCATCTTCGGATGCCCGAAAGCGGACGATGTTGCTTTATTGGCAATCGTATTTGCCTTGATAAAATCCACCCTAACAGGTTGCGCCAGATTGGATTTTAACCGACTCATCGCTTCCTTCTGATGCTCCTTATCTAGCATACGGAACACTTGGAATCCTTCGAGGCCTGTTTGCTGGCGGAGCTGCTTGAGCATCAACTTAACCCACTTCTTAAACTCCTTAGCTTCTGGACGATGGCTGTTATAAACTGCGTCGTAGATTCCTGTTTCGGAGATTGCTGCCATCTTTTGTTTTCTTCCGATGCTGTCCGTTAAGTGGACATCATCTTTTTCCTCGTCATCAATTAGCCGAAGCATATGAGGCGTGTGTTTGTAATTTAGTGCTCTCGCAACATCCTGCGCCACTCCAAACCATTCGCCAGGCTCTTTCTCCACAAACCGGATCGGATGACCCATCCAGTTTTCGACACGAATGTTCATTGTCATCTGCATTCCCCCGTGCTCTCAATTTCCTGCAACCACCTTATGAACGACTCCCTATTTACCCTCTTGCTCCGGCCCAGACGGATCAACGGGAAAGACTTGAGATCCATCAATTCGTAAGCACGACGTTCTGAGATGTGAAGGTAGTTTGCTATGTGCTTTGCTGTGAGGATCGGCGGGAGATCAGCATAGCTTTTGGGCGCTGTTATCACCTTTTTAACACCTCCGAGTAATTTTTAGTAAACATTACGCAATTTAAAATTACGTTTCGCCCATTAAAAAAGCGCATAAAAATTACATTATTCGCTTCATTGCGAAATTACAACTTGCGTAAGTTATAATTACGTAATATAATGTTTTTGGGTGATTTAAATGCTAAAAACATCGGGAAATAGCTTTTGGATAGGCTCTCCAAAATGCGAAGCGATTTTTTTCATCAATTCTACACCTGGCGTCATATAGCCATTCTCAATGAAACGGAGGTAATCTTTCGAGATCCCTAAATCACGAGCTACTTTATCCTGACTACCCAGTTTTTTGCGAACTTCTTTGAAAAATGGCCGGTTAAACTTTTTTTCCATTGCTAGTTGTTTCACCACCTTTATTTGTGATGTGCTTACATAATAGCACGTAAGTTTAATTTACGCAATGCGTAATCCAAAATTTCTTTTTAAGGAGATTATTTATGGGGTCTAGTTTGGGCGAACGCATAAGGGAATTACGGTTGAAAAGGGGTTTCACTCAAGACGATATGGCAGAGAAACTCGGCATGAACCGGGCAAACTTTTCTAACTATGAACGAAATCTATCCATCCCTCCCAGTAGTACACTTGGGAAAATCGCGGACATATTAGGTACGACAACAGATTATCTTCTAGGGCGCACTGAAGATGTTCAGGTTTCTACATCTAAGGCTAATGTAGCCTACTTCGACGGAGCTAAAGAAGTATTAACTGAGGATGAAGTGGAATGGTTAAAAGAGTCACTAGAAATGTTTCGTCTTCGCAAGGCACAAAAGATGAAAGAAGCTAAAATCAATATAATTAGACCGGGCGGTCCACCAAAATCTGGACCAAAAAAATAGAGAGGGGAAACAACGTGGATTTGTCATTTTATAAAACCTCTGAAGTTGAGGAATGGCTTTACGATCTATATAAAGCAAACGGGATTTATCATGCATGCGACTTAGATATAGATCATATCGCCTCTATTTTTAACGCAGTAATTGTAGAATCAAAAAACTGTAGGTCACAAGTGATATTTGATGATGAGTTTTGCATGATTTTACTTGGTGAACATTTAGACAACAAGACAAGAAGGGAACATTTTTTTCATGAATTATGTCATCCTTTAATGCACGTGGGGAACCAGAATCATTTACCAAGAGGATTAGTTGATCTTCAGGAGATTCAGGCAGCTCAATTCCAGCTTTATTCGTCTATCCCAGTTTATATGATTGAGGAGCTTGTTGAAGAAGTGAATACCTGGTCTCAGTTTGAACATCTGCTGTCAGAAGAATTTCAATTACCACTTCATCTCGTGAAGAAGCGATTAGAGCAAATAAAAAACCGGGTATACGATGGATTCATCAGTGGTGGATGGTCTCATCGAACACTGTCAAAGCCAATTTTTCAATATGACTGGAGATTTCGTTACTTTTATCAATAATGCAGAATCATAATGGAGGTAATAGATGTGAAAGGACACTACAGAAAACGTGGTAGCAATTGGTCATTTGCGGTATCCTTAGGAGTTGATGAATCAGGAAAACGCCGGCAGATAACTCGTTCTGGATTCAAGACCAAACGAGAAGCCGAGGTGGCATGTGCAGAAATGATTGCACAATTTCAGCGGGGTGAGCTGTTCAAAGAATCAGGGGATACATACGAGGCTTATCTGCTGGACTTCATGGAGAACACGGTAAGGCTATCGGTTCGGCCATCCACCTATCAATTCCACCTTTTCCTTGCGAAGAAGCACATACTTCCGGAACTGGGGCAAATCAAACTGAAAGACCTCAGCCCGCGTCACCTTCAAAGACTTTACGCCAAAAAGGTAGATGATGGTTTGTCAGCCAGCTACATCCGAAACATTCATGCAGTAATAAGCAAGTCACTCCGAAAAGCAAAAGAATGGGGGTTGATTAAGGAAAATGTCACATCCCTTGTTACCCCACCACGGATCGAGAAAAAGCAGGTACAGACCTGGACTTTGGAAGAAATAAACCAGTTCTTAAAAGCAATCAAGAAGAGAAAAACCGGCAACAAGAAGTTCTATATCGTGTATGTATTGGCTATATTTTGCGGGATGCGAAGAGGAGAAATCCTGGGCCTTCGTTGGTCGGACTGCGATTTAGAAAATGGGCTTATTCGAGTCCAACAAACCCTTGTTAATGTCGGCGGAAAAGCGGTCATGCAAGAACCTAAGACGAGAGGAGCTATCCGCACTATTGATGTACCAGAATTTGCTTTGCAGGAACTGAAAAGCCATTATATCAAACAGAAAGAAATGAAACTCCAATTGGGCCAGGGTTATGAAGATAATGACTTGGTGGTGGCGAACTGGACAGGCACACCGGTACTTCCTGGCGACGTGAATCATGATTTCAAGATCGCTTGTAAGTTTGCTGGTATACCTATTATCAGGTTTCATGATCTCCGACATACCCACGCCACTATCCTCTTGCAGTTGGGTGAAAACCCCAAAATCGTGAGTGAACGATTAGGCCACTCAGATGTCACTATCACGCTGAACACCTACGCCCACGTTCTCCCTTCAATGCAGCGGGACCTCGCCAAAAATTTCGATCAGGCCATAAAGCGGGCCAAAGTCTAA